TAGTTTATCTACCCAATATCATGCCTTAGTTCTTTTTTTTCTTCTAGTCGTAGGTGCAGATTTCTTTGCAATCGGCAATTCTAATTGTTCTTCAGGAGCAGGAGATCCAAGCTGATCTTTATCTAAAACGACACCTGCCTCTTCTGCTATTTCCTTTTCTCTCGCTAACTCAGCAACTATATCGTCATAGTCACCGCCATTAGAAGCAGCAATGACTTGAGATTTAGTCATATAACCAGCTTGTTCTGCTTCTCTATAAGCTTTTACCTCTTTCAATGGATCAACAAAATGTTGTGCTGGTGGTGTCCATCTTGGTTTGCAATATCTTTCTGGCCTTGCTGAATAATCAATAAAATCAAGATCTCCAGATAACGAAGCTAAAGCAAGCCACTCTTTAAAGATCCGATAATGGAAATTATCAATTAAATACTTTTGAACAACTCTCCAATGTTCTCTATCTTCCAACAAACTCAATCTTGAACTTGAATAGTTTGTCTCACTAAAATCCCTACTAACTGTTTCAAAAGAACATCCAAAGCCACTAGCAAATCGACGTACCTTATTTTTAACGAACATCTCATACTGCTGACTTGGATAATCAATGTCTGGGACAGTGATATTTTCATTCGGTGCTAAGTACCGAAAGGTTCCAGGTTCAAAATTTTGTACTCGTTGATTAGCTTCTACTTCATCTCCAATTAGCTCTCCCTCATTATTCGTCACAAACCCCATGATGCTCGCACCAGCCCTTGCACGAATTACCGCAGCTTCTTCATAGCCCTGTAACTGGTGCATGTCTGCCATGACACTATGGAACCAAGGAACACCCCTGTTCTGACCTGGCCTTTCGGGAAGATATAAATGAATAATGTCAGATGCAGGTAAGAAAATATGCTTCCTGTTATCTGTAACTGACGAAATATAAATTGCATCACCTGGATGCTTAGTCAAAATTGCATATCTAACGGCTCTTCCCCATTCGTTCACCTCCACACCATTTCGCCATTCATTATTCTTACTTAACGTCTTTCCGTCATACTCTTCATCTAACAAATCACTCTCAATCATCTGTAACGCCAAAGGCACAACAGAACTACCTAAAGGTTTTCTGATAATCCTAAATATTGCCTCACCCGATTCAGGTAATGCACCAGCAGCTAACCATTCAAGTTGCTGAAAATTATATTTTCCACCAGCATCACAATTTTCTGCTCTACACCAATCCTTCCATCTTTCCTCAATCATTCCATTGATCTTCCTGTCCTTTCTATTACCTCTTAATTGAGTGACATCTGACTGGAACTTCATCCCAGTGCCAACTGTATTAATCTGTGTAGTCCTCTTTGCCTGTTTTGCATAAGGATTATTTCTAACTAACTCTCTGGATCTATCTCTTAATTTCCGAAGACTTGCCTTGATCTCAGCATCAGCACTACTTTGACTACTCATCCAGTCAGAAGTAAGCCTTGAGATTAACGCTCCTTGATAAGACCGAACTGGTCTTTTAGGTTTGACAATATCTGAAACAGCAGATTGCTTAAAGCCATCTCCAGAAGTCCAAAATCCTTTCCACGCATTAATGACTCCCATTGTTAAGCTCCAAAACGAACGTGAACAGCTCTAGGATTGCCAAGACCATTGGCAATTTTTTCCGCAGCCTGTTCTCTTACTAATTCTGCCTTTAATGCTGCTTTTAGCACTAAAAGTTCGCTTAAATCATACTTTTTAGCTGTTCTATTCCCTATTTTATATTCCTGAACAACACCATTATTCAATAAAGCCCTTATAGCAGCCTCAACTAAATCGAGATCCTTATTAACTTGGCTCCGTCCATCGAAAGCTGTAGGTGTTCCTGAATAACTTAAAGCGGCTAAAACTTCAAATCGACCAGTCAATATTGTTTGTTTTTCTGCTCCAGACTTATCTGCAACTGCCTGAAAATACCAATCTCCTGCATCAAAATTTGCACTTGTAGCAGCAGGGATTGAAAACTGCCATCCATCTGTGTAAACCGTACTGCTAACAGTTGCCCCTTCTGATGCTGTGTTTGTTCTTAAGTAATAAGTAACAGTCCAATCTGGACTACTAATAGGATCACCAAAAGCATCAGTAGTGGAATTATCCCTCCACTGAATAAGATCTCCAGCTCTAACTTGTTTAGGAATAGTCACTTTTTTTACCAATTACCGACAAAATTTTGCCGATTAGAAGATTTAGTTCCTTTTGATCTTAGCGGAACCTCCTGCTTAGGCTGCTCTGGATTACGTCTTTTCTCTAATTGATCCCATATTGTGCGTCGATCATATTTCTGTCTAAACCTGCAAAACGCAGCGTAGGCGTACACCATTTCATCTAATGCTTCATTTCTGGCATTACTTTTCTTAACCCAAACTCGTTCTTGATAACCATGTTTATATCGTAATACCTGTCTTTCAGCAGTTAATTCTTGAAAATAATCTGGAGTAATTGTCGGATAAAAATGAATATATCCTTGACCTAATTCAGCATCTTTCAACTTGTTATGCAAAGTTGTCTTTATAGTGTCAACTCCCACAGGGAATAACTGAACACCTCTTTTCAATGCTCTTCCTGAAAAGTTTATATCTACTTTTGTTGGTTTACCTAGCGGCGGCTTTCCTTTTTGACCTACTCCTTTAATACCAATCAAGCCTAGATGAGATCTTTCCCTGACGTACTGGTAAACCTCCTGAGTAAAATGGCCTCCAGTATCTATCGCAGCAGTTTCAATCTTCATTTCAAACCCTTCGTCATTTTTATATTTATCCATTAAGACTTCATCTAACTGTTTCCATACATCTGCCCTTGCAGGAGATCCATAAATAACCTTTCTATCAACAAGAAACATCTCTTCATTCCTGCCTATTCCCCAAATACTCATTGATAGCCTATCGTCTTGCACGTCGCATCCGAGACTCAACATAAGAGCAAGATTAGGGGGCTCTCCTCTTTTGTAATTTTCAGTCGCTGCCCTTTCCATTAATCCATCAGCACCAACCTTACTTGCATATTCATCTTCCCAACATTCACCCAATGTCGTATTAATCCATGTTTTTAACTGTTCTGGATCATTCTTGCTTAATAAAAACTCCTCAACTAAATTTGACCACTCAGCATTTGGTGAGTATGAATAAGCAGCCCAAATATGAAAACCAACATGACGACCATTGCCAGGTTGGGTAGGTCGCCATTCCCCACGTTCTACCATCCATCTTTTCTTGCTATGAGGTATTAATTCACCACATTCTTCACACGCATACGAAGCTGTTAATGGATCATCATTTTCCCATCGCATATTAGGCCATCTCAAATACTGCATGTGATTACAGTGAGGACATGGGACGTAGTACCGCCTCTGATCCGATTGATCAAATAAACGCTCTATTCTTGAAAAATCTTTAATCGTAGGAGTAGAACCAGCAACTATCTTTCTATTCCAAAAATATTGCGTCCTAGCTATACCAAGCTTAATCTGATCTCCTTCAGTACCAGCCGATGCTGGGTAGCCATCCGTTTCGTCGAACAGGACTATTCTTCTACTTACCCTCCTAAAGCCTCTAGCGGAATTAGCCCCTACTAAAGATAAAACTCCACCAGGGAATTGTTTCTGTAAAATTGTATTATTACTATCTCTTGTTTTAGCATCACTGACTAAATTTGTTAAAACTTTAGTATCCCTAATCATAGGTGCTATCTCCTCTTTTGAATAACCAGCAGCATCCTCAATTGTTGGCTGAACTACCATTATGCCGCAAGGATCTTGATGAATATGATAAGCAATAATGTGATTTAAAATCTTAGAATAACCAACCCTAGCTGACTTCATCACCGTAACTTGTTCGATTTTAGGATCAGTAATTGCATCCATAATCGCTTTCTGGTACGGAAGAGTATGCCATCTTCCTCCTTCTGCACTTGATTCCGCAGAAAGATAAGCATATTCATCTGCCCACTCACTAAGACTTAACTTCTTAGGGGGCTTAAATGCTAAATAAGCCTTTTTCTCTAATTCGGTAAGGCTCATGCTGCTTGTGGTTCAGCTAATTCTTCCAATGCTTCACGAATAATGTCATCTAAATGACCCATTGCATTGGTGTCGAGATCAGGAATACGTTGTTTTGCTTTCGTCGGTACACCTAATAACTTGGTTCGAGCTGTAGCAATAATATTTTCCCAACTTGTACGCACTTCATCCATCGAAACTAAATCTTCTTCCTTTTGCTTCCTTTCTAACTCAAGTAATTCTGCCCTTAAATGCTCTGTCCTTGCCCTACTTTCGTCATATTCAGGAATTGATTCATGCGTTCTGCTATTTCGAGGCTTATTTGTACCCACTTTTGAGACTCTTGGCCCTGATGATTTTCTTTTCAACTCATTCCACATCGTATCGCTGTTAATCAAAATATTTCCCTGTGCATCCTCCATCGCGGTCAACTTGCCCCTTTTGATGGACATGTAAACCGATTGCAAAGTCACTCCTAATTGCTCGGCTGCTTCCTTGCGTGAAATAAGTGGCATGTAACAGAATCGTATGTTTGTTACATTAGCGCATCTTGTTACATGTGCTATAATGTCCCGTTTTGACTGGGATCTTTATATCAGAAAAACTGATCTTTTAACTTCTTTAACAAACTAATAAAGTCTGTGCCTAGAAAAATTTTGCGACTCGAAATAACC